ATGAAAACCGTGCTCGCCTTCGGAGATAGCCTCACCTGGGGCGCAGACCCGGCAACGGGTCTCCGCCACCGGCCTGAGCATCGCTGGCCGGAGGTGCTGGAGGCCGAGCTTTCCGGAAAGGCGAAGGTTCACCCCGAGGGCCTTGGCGGGCGCACCACCTGTTATGACGACCATACCGGCCCCGCCTGCCGCAATGGCGCACGGGCGCTTGAAGTCGCGCTCTCCTGCCATATGCCGCTCGATCTCGTCATCATCATGCTCGGCACCAACGACATCAAGCCGGTGCATGGCGGGCGGGCGGAAGCGGCGGTTTCCGGCATGCGGCGACTGGCGCAGATCATCGAGACCTTCATCTACAAACCACGCGAGGCGGTGCCGAAACTGCTGATCGTCGCCCCGCCGCCCTGCGTTGCAGGTCCTGGCGAAGAGCCGGCCGGCGGGCGGGATATCGCGCAATCGCTACGGCTTGCGCCGCTTTACCGCAAACTCGCCGCCGAACTGGGGCATCACTTCTTCGATGCCGGATCGGTCGCCAGCGCCTCACCGGTGGATGGCGTGCATCTGGATGCGCCGGCAACGGCCGCAATCGGGCGAGCGCTCGCAGACCCGGTCAGAGAGATTCTTGGCTGATCATGCGACACCTGTGGAGGAACCAGGCGCGTGGATCAAAACGTGGAAAGGCCGTATGAACCGGCCGTATTGGGAGGAAAAATGAAACATTTTCTTGCAACCGCAGCGCTTGGCGCCTTGCTGATCGGCGCGATGCCGCTCAGTGTTTTCGCCGAAACGCCGAAAGACCAGCTCATCGTCGCCACGACCATGAGCAACATCCTGACCCTTGATCCCGCCGCCATTACCGGCCGCGAGACCGTGCAGGTTCTGAACAACGTTTATGACACGCTGGTCGTACTTTCACCGAAAGATCGCAGCGTCCAGCCACGCCTTGCCGAACGCTTTGAAATTGCCGAAGATCGCAAATCCATCCGTTTCCATCTGCGCCGCGATGCGAAATTCGCCTCCGGCAACGCCGTGACGGCAAAGGATGTAGCGTGGAGCCTGAAGCGGCTGCTCGCCCGCAATCTGGCGCAATCGTCTTTCCTCAAAACGCGCGGTTTCAAGCTGGAAGAGGCCGACAAGCTCTTCGTTGCCGAAAACGACCAGACCTTCGTGCTCAATATTCCAAAGCCCGATGATCCCAATCTGCTGCTGATGATTCTTGCACAGAATGGTCCGGGCTCGATCATCGACAGCCAGACGGCGCTTGCCAATGAAAAGGACGGCGATCTCGGCGGCGCATGGCTGACGCTGAATTCCGCCGGTTCCGGTCCCTTCAAGCTCACCCAATGGAAGTCCAACGAATATATCATCCTCACCCGCAACGACGATTATTGGGGTGAGAAGGCCAAGATGAAACGCATCCTCATGCGCCATCTGCCGGAATCGCAGTCGCAGCGCCTGATGTTGGAAAAGGGCGATATCGACGTTGCCTACTCCCTGCAGGCCCCGGACCTGAAATCGCTTGAGGCCGACAAGGCCGTCACCATCGAATCCACGCCCGGCTCCGGTTTTTATTACCTCAGCGTTTCGATGAAGGATGAGAAATTCGCGAACAAGAAGGTGCGCGAGGCCCTGCGTTACCTGATCGATTACGACGGCCTCGACAAGGCGGTCATGCCCTATTACGGCAAGCTGCATCAGCGCTCCCTCAGCACCGGTGTCATGGGCGCGCTGCCCGATCAGGGCTACAAGCTCGATGTCGAAAAAGCCAAGGCGCTTCTGGCCGAGGCTGGTTATCCCAATGGTTTCAAAACCACGCTGCGCGTTCTTTCGGAAGATCCCTTCATGAAGGCGGCAACGGCGATCCAGAACACGCTTGCCCAGGCCGGCATTCAGGCTGAATTGATCAGCGGCTCGGGCGACCAGATTTACGGTGCAATGCGCGAACGGAATTTCGAACTGCTGCTCGGGCGCGGTGGCGGCGGCCAGCAGCCGCATCCGGACAACAACCTGCGCTCGATCGCCTATAACCCCAACAATGCCGACGATGCCAAGCTCACCAATTACCAGAGCTGGCGCACCAGTTTCTTCGATGAGAAACTGAACAAGATGATCGAGGAAGCGCTGGTCGAGCGCGATGTGGCAAAACAGACGAAGCTTTATGAGGACCTGCAGGGCTATATGGACGAGACTGTCATGTCGATCCAGCCCTTCTCCGAAGTCATCGACACCGCCGCCTTCCGCAGCGACATCAAGGGCATGATCGTCAGCCCCTGGCTTTCGCGGTTTGAAGAGGTGAGCAAGGAGCGGTAATCGGCCGTCCTATCTGCGAATAAAAAGGCGCGGCTAACCCCGCGCCTTTTTGCTGTAACAAAGCCCCACTCACCCAATGTGTTAGGCGCAAGCGAAGCCTCCGCACTCCGTCACCCCGGACTAGATCCGGGGTCTAGTGCGATCAAGTCCTTGATCGCGAGAGAGTCCGTTCACGGCGCGGACGCGCCGTGGCTGGATGCCGGATCAAGTCCGGCATGACGTGTAACCCGCAATAACAGATGGCAGGAGGAGGCTTTAACCGGGAATATATGGGAAAATCCGAGAACCTGCGGTTAAAGGCCTTATTTTCTCGGCACTCAGGGCATCATTGAGAGGGTCTTGAAGGGCCTTCCAAGAAAATCCGGCCGCAAGAACAAATGGCAGGCAAGGCGGCCGGAACAAAATCAGTGTGCCCGGCCGCTGGCACTCACAATGAGCGACTATACCACATCACGCGACCGGCAATAGACAGCCCTGGCACCTCTGCGGCGGTGACCTCCTCTGGCGGATAGACAGGATTGTCGCTGATCAACTGCAGGGAGCCGTTCATTCTCGGGTGAACGCGCTTAACCAGAAGCATATTCCCGTAGACCACACAGTATATTCCGTTATCGCGCACCTCCGTGACGGACGTATCGATCAACAGCACATCGCCGTCGCGAATAGTCGACTCCATGCTATCGCCGCGCGCCGTGATGATGCGGGCAAACGACGGCGCAACGCCGATCGACCTTAGCCACGCGGACTGAAACGCCATTAGTTCAACGGCTTGCTCTTGCAAAGCGAGAGCACCCACGCCCGCTGAAGCCTGAATATCCAGCCTCGGAACCAATGTTAGGTCGGTGCTGTGCTCAGCGCCGTAGGATTTGACCTCAAGTGTCATCACGGGGCCGTCCGGCCCATGCACCACGATGTCCGGCTGATACGAGGGTGATCTGGCGTGCATCGGACCGCGATTTGCGGCCAGCCAGTCAAGGGTGACATCCGCAGCATCCGCAATCTTTATGAGCTTATCCAGCCCCGGCATCGATCCATCAAGGTACTTCCGCAACATCGAATCGCTGATGTCAGCCTTTTTTGAGAAGGCGTGAACTGATTCGAACTTTGCGATCGCCGTTTCCAACCGTTCCGCGAACGTTGTTCCCATTATAGTGTAACTCTGACCATGGGTCAGACTTCGAAATATCACCGCAAATTTCGAGAAATGGCAGCAATATCAGAAGACTAGCCCTAATTCACACCATTGTTGGAAAAATTAAAGTCTGACGCGCACCATAGGCGCAATCGACTTTACTTTTTCGCACTATGGTGCGAATATGTGTTGCAACAAAGTTTGAACGCCAACCCCCAACCAAACCGACCTTTTGCCGAAGGTCAGAAAAACAGGGAGCAATCATGACGACCACAAAGAAGTGGGATCGGGCAGCCATCAAGGCGGAACTGTTACGGCAGAATAAAACCCTGACCGGAATAGCCCGCGATGCTGGCCTTTATTCCAGTGCATGCCGTGCGGCGGTACTCGGGGCCAGCCGTCCCGGCGCTGAGGCTTTAGCCAAGGCGCTGGGCGTGCCTTTCCGCGAGATGTTTCCGGACAGCTACACACTTGGTCGTCACGACCGAGGCGACACTAGCAGCAACACGAGCGGCAACACCAGAGCAAAAAAGTCGTCGAAGTCTGACGGCGCGCAGAGCGCCGCCTGATGATTTCGTCAGGCCGCGCATCCTCTCCTGACAATCCAGAGTGCCACATGCAGATTGAACTTCTGTCCCCCCAACTGATCGACGTCTCCTCCGACGCGAAAAAAGTCTCCCCTGACGCCATTCAGGCGTTGGCCGAAAGCTTCCAACAGATCGGGCAGCGCGTTCCGGTCGAAGTTATCGCCGGTACCGAGGGGCGATATCGCCTCGTCTTCGGTGCCAAGCGCCTTGCCGCAGCCACATCGCTCGGCATCGACATATCCGCCATCGTTCGCCAATCGGACGAATTCGCGAACGACGCTCAAATCCGCCTGACCGAGATTTCCGAAACCCTCTATCGCCACGAACTGACGGCGCTGGAACACAGTGTCGACGTTGCCGACTGGTGCGCGATCTGGCGGGCTGCAAACCCGGTCCGGCGCGGCCCGAAGCCAAGGCAGGAATTAGGTGCAGACTCTGCACCAAACTCCGATGACGAGACAATCGAGACAGCCGCCGCGTTCTCCGGGACATTCAGCGAGGCGGCACAGCGCTTCCTCAAGATCAGCCGCCGCAACGTTTTCAACGCCCTCAAGATTGCCAGCATCCCGGCTGAACTACGGGAGCGTATCGCGCTGGATGAGGGCTTGGCAGACAACCAGCAGACCCTTCTGGAAATTGCTGGCCAGCCATATGAGCGCGCCGCCCGTATCGTAGAGCTGCTGATTTCCGGCGAGGCGACGAATTACGCCGACGCCATTGCCATCATCGATCAGGTTCGCCGCGCCAATCCACTGGCAGCATGGGAAAAGCTCAATGACCGCTTTACGCGGCTGAAGCCCAACGAACAGGATGCATTCTTCGCCCTGAACGAAGCTTCCGTCATGCGTTGGCTTGGCGAGCGGAAGGCTGCTCGCCGATGAGCAAACGCCGCGACCCTCTCACGAAAGACCTCTTCGAGTGGACACCGCCGCAGGTGGCGATCCGCTACGAGGAAGGCGTGACCGGTCGCGGCCCGCTCGACAACCGCATATCCCGCATCATCGCCCGCGCTCTACGCGATGCCCGCGATGACGGATTTCAGCGGTCGGAGATCGCCAGCGCAATGAGCAAGTATCTCGGCCGCACGATTTCGAGCGCGATGCTTGACAAGTGGGCGTCGGAAGGAAGTGGCGAACACCGCATTCCGCTCGATGCCTTCATCGCGCTTGTCCACGCCACCAAAGCCAAGGAGCTGCTCGGTTTCGTGCCGGGCGAGTTTGGCCTGACCGTCATCGAGGACGAATACGCCGAGATGATCGAGGACCAGCTTCTTGAGGATCACATCAAGGAAATGGAGGCGCTGAGAGCAGCTCGCGCCGTAAGGAAGAGAGCACGCCGATGAATATAGCCAGCAGCATCGCGCCATTCCTGCAGCTCGTCTGCCGTGTCGCGAAAAGCCAGATCGTAAAAGACGTTTCCGCCCTGTGGGCCGTCACCTGTTTCATCCTCGGAATGATCTATTTCTCGCAGGTCGCCACGACGCTCGTCCTTATCGTGAGGGCAACGCGTTGAATACTATCCCTTTTGCCTCCGAAAAGCGCCACCTGAAGGAATGGCTGACAGCGCGTGAGATCGCGCAAGAATCCTTGCCCGGCCTGCCCACAAGCGAAAGCGCCGTCATACGTTATGCGCGGCGCGAGGAGTGGCAGTCCGTTCCTTCCCTTTGCCGCGCCCGAAACGGCGTCGGCGGTGGTCTTGAGTACCACTATCGCCTGTTCCCGACGCTCGCCCAGGTCACCTATGTGCAGCGCTACATGGTTGTCGGCAGCGAGCCTGTGGACCAACGACCCGAGCCAGAACCCGCTGCCTCCGCATCGTTGACGGAGCGCGCCCGGCGCGAACGCGATGCCCGCTTGGCTGTTGTCGCCGCCTTTGAGACCTTCTCAAAGGGCCTTCCAATCTCAGTTCAGGCCTCCATGTTCATCTTCTGCGACCGGTGGAACATGAACATGATCCAAGCGGATGCTTGGGTGAAGGACATCCTGCCGCAGATTTCGCAGCGCTCGGTTTTCCGGTGGCGTTCGGCCAAGCAGTCTGGTGCAAAGGACAAGCTCGCCGTCGATCGTTCTGAGGCGCGCAAGGGCAAGGGCTTGCTCGACACTGCCAATAACGGTGAGGTCCGCGCCTTTGTGCTCGCTTGGATCGCCAAGAACCCGGCGCTGTCGGCCGATGTCATCCGTGGCTATTGCAAGGATCATTTCGGCGCTGAGTTGGTAGATCGCAATGGCGAACTTAAACCGCTACCGCCAGAGCGCACATTCCAGCATTTCATCGCGCAGTTGAAGTCCTCGGAAAATGTGGTGCTGACCAAGATCACCGACCCGGACAAGTTCCGGTCGCACATGAAAATTTCCGGTACCGGCACCTTCCGCCACATTACCGACCCGAACGCGCTCTGGATGATCGATGCTTCTCCGGTAGATGCGCTCTGCATCGACGGCCGCCATTCCTTGTATGCCTGCATCGACATCGCCACGCGTCGGCTTGTCATCACCTTGTCGAAAACGCCGCGTGCTTCAGCCGTTGGTCTGATGATGCGTAAAGCCATCCTGAAATGGGGGGTGGCCAAGGTCATCAAGACCGACAACGGCAGCGATTTCGTTGCTGTCTCGATCAAGCGCCTATTCGCCGATCTCAGCATCGATCCAGACGTTTCCGATGCCTATTCGCCAGAGCAGAAAGGCCATGTGGAGCGCGTTATCAAGACGTTCCAGCACGAGGTTTGCCCGCAACTCCCCGGTTACATCGGCCATTCTGTCGCCGATCGTAAAGCGATCGAAGGTCGCAAGTCGTTTGCGGAACGCCTCGGCGCTGACGAAAAGGAACTGTTCGAAGTCGCTCTGACCGCCGAGCAGCTCCAGCGTCATATCGATGACTGGCTCGAATATGTCTATCACGAGCGGGAGCACGGCGGCCTGAAAGACCGCTCGCCTAACGAGGTCGCAGCCGCTTCTCTGGCGAAGATCAACCGCGTTGATGAGCGCGCACTAGATGCCCTGTTGATGCCGGTCGCTGGCAAGAATGGCCACCGTGTCATGCAGAAGCGCGGTATTCAGAACGATGGCTTCTTCTATCTCGCCGGTTCCATCATGGTCGGAACGGATGTGTTTTGCCGCCTCGATCCGCTCGACATGGGCAAGATGTACGTCTTTGACGGCGAAACCGGACGGTATCTCGATGTCGCCATCTGCCCCGAACTCTCTGAGGTCAATCCGCAGGCTTACGTCAAGGCGCAGAAACAGATTGCCGCCGAGCTGATCCGCGAGAAGGAACGCGAGATCAAGGCCGATATTCGCGAACTGAAGAAGGGACCGTCCGGTATCGAGCGCACCATCCGCCTTGCCAAGAAAGAGAAGGCAGAGCGCGAAGCCGGAACCGCCAACGTCATCCAGTTGCCCAAGCGCGAACAGCAGCACAGCACGCCCGCCATTGCCGCCGCACTGGAGGCCATGACCGCGCCGAAGGTGCCGCAGTCTGCCACGCTCAACGAGAAGGCGGCGGAAATCCACGCTGCCATCGTCCGCGAGGCAGAGCTGAAGGGCAATTCCACCGTCATTCATCTGGACCCGGACGCGGCACTTTCCGACAGCGCCCGCATGTTCAAGTGGGCGCAGGCCGTAGAGGCGCAGATCGCCTCCGGTGTCGTCATCGATGACGCCACGGCGGGCAAGCTCGCCCGCTACAAGGCCAGCGCCGATTACCAGACGCGCCGGGACATTTTCGAGGATTTCGGGATCGACGCCGCACTACGCGGCTAGGTCAAGAAAAAGGGGCCGACTGCCATCGACCCCTCTGCATTGCAATAATTACGAGGATCAAAATGACGACACAACCGATGAAAGTCAATGGCGACACAGCCCCGATCAAGAACGTCACAACGGCGCTCACTCTTGTCCGGTCGCTGCAGAACCGTCATCCCCTGCAACCAAACCTCGGCGTTCTCGCCGGTTATTCCGGTTATGGCAAAAGCGTAGCGGCGCTCTATTGCCAGAACAAGACCGGCGCAGCCTATGTCGAAGTGCGCGACACATGGACCCGCGCCAAGCTGCTGCGCTCGATCCTCTCCGAACTCGGCGTCTACCAGCCACGCGGCACGCTGTCCGACATGGAAGACGAGGTCATCGGCCTTCTTTGCCGCGATCCGCGCCGCCCACTCATCATTGATGAAGGCGACCTGCTCATCAAAAAGAACCTGATCGAGCTGGTGCGCGGCATTGCAAAGGCCAGCGGCGTGCCGGTGATGCTGATCGGCGAGGAGCTGTTCCCGAAGAAGCTTGAACATGTTGGCGACCGCTTCCGCGATCTCGTCCTCGATACGAAATATGCCCATCCCTGCGACATGGAAGATGCCCGCACATTGGCGCGGACGTTCTATCCGAAGCTGTCGATTGCGGATGACCTGCTCGAAAAGGCTAGAACCGAGGGCGAAGGTCGTGTCCGTCGCGTCGGCAACTCTCTGCATAACATCGCCGAGGCGGCAGCGAGGATGGGCCTTAGCTCGATCGACCTTGCGGCCTACGAGGGCGGTAACGGTCTGTTCTCGCGCTCGCGTCTGCCCTCCAGAAAGGAGGCAGCATAATGCGGGTCACTCCGATCGCTCTCAAGATCGCCGTCGCCAAGGGCCAGCGCGTCCTGACTGGCCGCGATCATTACTGGAAGCTGATGATGGATGCCGACATGCGAAAGCAGCCCTTCAGCGTGGACGATATCTTCGGCCTGTCCAACAACCGTAGCCGCCTGCAGATATCGGATTTTATCGACATGCTGGAAAAGGCGGAGATCATCCGCCGCACCGGCGAGATGAACCCGCGTGGCATGGCCCTCTACCGTGTCGCTGCCCGCCAATCTGCCACGCCGATGTTCAAACGTGACGGCACGCCGATCGGCGACCAGATGACGGCGCGACAGGCGCTCTGGAACGCCATGCGCTCCCCTTTCTTCAGGAACGGCTTCAAGCTGATCGATATTTCCGTTCACGCCTCGACGGACACCATGCCGGTCGCGCAGCGTTCGGCCCGGCTCTATATTTCCTGCCTCCTGCGGGCCGGATATTTGATCGTGCTGCAGAAGGGTACCCGCACAGAGCCGACGATCTGGCGACTTGTTCAGAATACCGGCCCTGCCGCGCCGAAGCTCCTGAAAACCCAATGCGTCTATGACCCGAACGCCGAGAAGATTTTCGGTGAGCCGGAAACTGTCGAGGTCGAGCCATGACACCGACAAAGCCAAAGCCCGACAATCTGGAAAAGGCCCGCGCCGCATGGGGCGAACAGCCCCCGGAATGGATCATTGCACTGGCGGAAGCCTGCAACGCCGAGAACCAGACGCTGGTCGGCAAGCGTATCGGTTATGCCGGTTCGACCGTCAGCCAGCTTCTTTCGAACAGCTATCCCGGCGATGTCGGCCGCATCGAGCAGCTCGTGCGCGGTGCGCTCATGTCCGAGACCGTGCGCTGCCCGGTCCTGCAGGAGATCGGCCGGGATATCTGCCTCGGCTGGCAGCGCCGCCCCTTCAGCACCGCCAGCGCCAACGCCGTCCGTATGCATCAGGCGTGCCGGAATAATTGCCCTCACAGCCGCATAAAGGAGACGAACAGTGAGCCAGTCTAATCTTCTTTCAGACCGTTTGCGTGAAACCCGCAACCTGATCGCCGACTACCGGCACGGCGGCGTGGTCCTGTCCAGTGAGCAGGTCGAGCTGCTTGTTCAGTGCCTCGACGGTTGCGCGGAAACCGCCAAAGACTTGGAAATTTTCGTGCGGGACTTCCAGTTGGTCAGCCGGGAGGCCCTCGACAGGCTTGTTCCCCCCGCCAGCGTCACCGTCCTGCACATGATGCGTCCTGGCACCAACGTTGTGCCGTTCCCGCGCTCTCCGCACAACTCCTGAAGCCGCCTTCGAAGGGCGCTTGAGCGCCCTTTAATCCCGTTTTGAAACTGAGGAAATTCACATGCAGTCCGTAATTTTGGAAGAAACCAGTAAGCCCGGCGTCACCATCATCAATGGTCGCGAGTTCATGCACAACGCCAAGGGCGGCCTCGATCCGGTCGGCAACGTCAAGGATCAGTACAAGCTTGAGGATCAGACGGTGCGCAAATGCATCGACTTCGCCTTGAACCTCAACGCGCAGCTCTCCCGTTTTCGTGGGCATACTGCAGCGGACCTCTCGGCGCTCGATGCGCTGCTCGGCGAGAAGTACAACGTGACGATCGGGGGCAAGAAGGGCAATCGCACCTATCAGACCTATGACGGCCTGATGAAAATTCAGGTGCAGGTTTCCGACCTCATCACTTTCGGCCCGGAACTGCAGGTCGCAAAGGCGCTCATTGATGAGTGCCTAACCGAGTGGAGCGCCGACAGCCGCCCGGAAATCCAGTCCATCGTCACCCGCGCCTTCAATACCGAAAAGGAAGGTCAGGTGAACCGTGCGGACGTGTTCATGCTGCTCAAGCTGGAGATCGATGACACCCGCTGGAAGAAGGCCATGGAAGCCATCCGCGACGCCATCCGCGTGACCGGCTCCAAGGAGTATGTCCGCTTCTATAAGCGCGACAGCCTTGAGGCCGACTGGCAGGCCATCACTATCGATCTGGCGAAGGCCTAACCCAATGTCAACTATCCGTATATCCTTGATGCAACCTCTGCAAATCCAATATCAAGCGACCGGTTTCCCGCTGCACGTGGAGGCAGAAGTTGCTTGTTTGGGCCAAGTACTCGTTTCGTCGTTTCCGGGAATCTTCCGACTGCGGTTCCTCCGTAAAGGAGAATTCATCGGCAATCTGCGCCAGCCTTCTAAGTTCAACGATGTCCGTTCGATATTGAGCGATCGCCATGGTGAGGGTACCTCCAAGCAAGTCCTCTGCATCGCGATACGTTCCAGACTTAAAAGCGCGGTCAATGTCGTAGCAAGCTCCGTTGATTTCATCGAACAAGCTCTTCAGGTCGTCAGCGTGAAAACCCCTCGAAAAAACCTGCAGTCCGGCAGCGAGTTCATCATGGAGAGGGAAATACATTCGCTCGAAGCGCAAGCTGTCCGCACGGACCTGCAGCCTCAATGCTTGTTTGTGCCGGGCTTCGCTTCGATCATCGGAAATCCTCATCTGCACCACGGTGAATGCAGCGGCAATCACTGCGAGAATACCTCCGATCAAGCTTTGGAAGTCGTAAAGCCATTCTCTCCAAGGGTTGATGGGTTCAACGCCAACAGCTTCGCGACCCGCGTTCACAACGTTCAGCCAGAGCGACGGACTTGGGATAGTGATGGCATACGCTTGGAAAAGAAGAAAAACGAAAACTGCGAAACAAAGAAGCAGAACTATTCGATTGGGCCATTTCGATCGCCTCAGAAGAAATGCCCATCTATCAACTTTGTCTCGCATTCAAAGCCGTCCTTCCTGAACCTCAAACAGAGATGCAAGCGTTGGCAGGTTGCGGGTGAGTCGAAAAGGTCGGTACGGCTTTCTCCACATTTCGGCGAACCGCGAGTAGCAGAGTTGAGGGCCATATCATGAGGCTCTTTCCCCACCTTTGGCCCTTTGGTGACCTTCCGCCATTCTCTTTCGATCTGATCATGGCTGATCCGCCGTGGCTCTATAAGCTGCGGTCGGAGAAGGGCGAAGGCAAGTCCGCGCAGGCTCACTACAACTGCATGTCGCTCGATCAGATCAAGGCCATGCCGGTTCTCGATCTTGCCTCGGAAAACTGCCTCCTATGGCTTTGGGCCACCAATCCCATGGTGTTTCAGGCCTATGAGGTTCTGCTCGCGTGGGGCTTTGATTTTGTCTCGGCAGGTTCGTGGGAGAAGATCACGAAGAACGGAAAACAGGCGTTCGGGCCGGGCTATGTCTTACGCACATCCAATGAACCTTACCTGATCGGCAAACGCGGCGAGCCGAAAACCACAAGGTCTGTCCGCTCCTCATTCCGGGGCGTGGTGCGTGGCCACTCCCGCAAGCCCGAGGAAGGCTATCGGCAGGCCGAAAAGCTGATGCCGAACGCCCGGCGGCTTGAGCTTTTCAGCCGGACTAACCGCAAGGGCTGGACCGCATGGGGTGATGAAACCGGAAAATTTGGAGAAGCAGCATGAGCATTCAACGTGCAATTTTCGGCGGTTTCCGCCAGCTCGGTATCACTGAGGAAGACGCGCAGCGCGCAATCTACACCCGCGTGACAGGACAGTCTCGCCTCTCGCTGATGACGGCCCCGCAGCAAGACGCCGTCATGAAGGAACTGCGCCGCCTCGGCTACAAGCCGGTGGCCGTGCGCCGTAACGGTCGCCGTCGTCTCGACGGCCGCTATGCGCCCAAGATGCAATCACTGTGGATCGCGGCCTACAATCTCGGCATTGTCGAGGATCGCGAGGACCGGGCGCTGGAGGCGTTCGTCAAGCGCCAGACAGGTCTCGACAGCGGCCGGTGGGTCAACAATGCCGATGATGCAAGGGCGGTTGTTGAAGCCCTGAAAAGCTGGATCGCCCGCGAGGCCGGTGTGGTGTGGGCCGATCGCAAGCCCTGCGAAGCGTACACCATGCGCTACGGTTACAAGATCGCGATCGCGCAGCATGCGATGCTGAAATCCATGCTCTGCGATGGCTTCTGGCCTTCGGTAACAGGCATTCTCGATCGGGAGATCACCTACCGCGCCGTGACCGACAAGGAATGGATCACGGTCATGGACTATTATGGCAAGCTTATTCGCGGCCGCCGTGCGCCGAAGACAAAGGCGAGCGCGTGATGGTCGCCTACGGTTTCAAGAAGTTCTTCAGCCCCCAGATCGAGAGCGGCCACAAGCGGCAGACGGTGCGCGGCAATCGCGACCGCCACGCCCGGCCGGGCGAGCGCGTCCAGCTCTACGAAGGTCTGCGCACTCAATATTGCCGCAAGATCATCGCCGATCCGGTCTGCACGCATGTCGTTCCGATCGAGATCGTGGTGAGCGACCTCATCAACGAGCTGATCGCCGGCATCGTCATCGACGGCGTGCATCTGCACCGTGTCGAGGTCGAGGCGTTCGCTCGCCGTGACGGCTTTGCGCCCGAGCTGCTCGGCAACAGCTATCCGGCCAAACTCTACGGCCGGACAGCGCGGGAGACGATGGGCCGGTTCTGGATCGCCAATCATCCCGGTGTCTCCAAGTTCACCGGCGTCCTCATCCGCTGGCAACCGGAGGCACCGACGCCATGAACCGGGACGTCTCTCCCATGACCGTCATGCCGCTCTTCGGCTGGCCGGAGCAGCGGGAGATCGACGTCCTTCAGACGAAACGGGACGAACTGGCGGCACGCGCCGCCAAGCTCCCGAGATTTTCACACAAACGCCTAGAGCTGGAAGTGCGGCTGAAAGCCTTGACCGAAGAACAACTGAGATTATCGAGCAGGATCAATCATGGAAGATGATCGTTTCGCCCATCTGCCCGTGGTCATGCGCGAGATCGCCGAGGTTGCCGGTCTGGAAGCCGCATGGGCCATCGTGCAGGCACAGGGTGGCCGGGTGGCCTATATTCCTGCCAAGGCCGCGCCGGGTCATTGGCTGACCGAATTGGTCGGCATGGAAGCCGCTGCCAAAATCTGCAGCTTCTACAAAGCAGGCGATTCCGGCTATCGAATTCTGGTCCCGATTGCCAAGGACGCGACAAAGCGGTTAAGATTGGTCAAGGCACTGGCTGATGGCATGTCAGCCCCGGATGCTGCCGCAGCCGCTGGCATGCATGTTCGCTCAGCCTTTCGCGCCCGCAAGCGCATGAAGCACAGCGACGACGATCAGGGCAGTCTTTTCTGAAGAAACATTGACTGGCACTGACAGTGTCAGGGGCGCGACGGCACAACCTTTGAAGCACATTTGAACGGATTTCAACGAACCGTTCAAGGTGCTTTTTTTATGTCTCCCAACGTCAGTCCGAAAGGACGGAAATTCATCTACGGACACGAAGGCGTCGTCCTGAAAGCCTATCGTGACGTTGTCGGCGTGTGGACGATCGGCCCCGGCCTGACCGCTGCCTCCGGTGTCATTACGCCCAAGGCGGGCATGACGATTACCTCCCAAAAATGCGATGAGCTGTTCGATCTCGCTGTCGGACGCAACTATCTGCCCCGCGTGGGAAAAGCGCTCGGCGCGAATGTCAGCCCTTTCGCGATCGACGCGGGCGTATCTTTCGACTGGAACACCGGCGCAATCCTCAAGGCCTCTTGGGTGAAATCCTTCCTTGCCGGGAAAAAGGACGAGGCCCGTCAGCGCCTCGGCCTCTGGAACAAGGCAGGCGGCAAGGTGCTGCGTGGCCTTACACGCCGCCGTGCTGAAGAAGCGAACATCCTGCTGCTTGGCAAATATCCTGCCGACATCGAGGCGGCTTCCGTGGCCATTACCGACACGGCCCGGTTTGCTGTTTTTGTGGTGTCGGTAACTACGCCGGAAATCGAGGAGGTCAGAACCGGTCTCACCAGTATCGGTTTTGATGCTGGTGTCGTGACCGGCAAAATCCTGCGATCGGCGGTCGAGGGCTTCCAGAAGGCCTATGACCTCACCGTTGATGGCAAGATCGGCAGAGCGACCATTTCCACCCTGCAGCGCGAACTGGATGCCCGGCGCAAGGCAAAGAGCGGAACTGCGACCACGGCAGGCGGTATCGGTGTTGCTGTTGGTGATCAGGCCGTCACCACTGTTAATGGCCCCGCGCCAGCCGATCCGACCTCTGTTGTCCCGGATCATCTCGCCTCATGGATCGGTGGCGGCATCGCCGTGATCGCCGTCGCCTACCTCGCATGGCAGGCATACCAGTACCGTGACATCATCGCCGTGCGCGTTGCCGACAAGGCCCCGCGTCTGGCGAACTGGCTGCGGAGCTTCTGACATGAGCGCAGCCATCACCTCCATTCTCATCGCGGCCGCTACGAAAGTCGGCGCTCCCATCATCAAGGGCGTTCTGGAAAAGCATGTCGGCGGACTTGCCGGAACACTGGCCGGCACCGTGGTCGATCAGGTTGCCGAGCGCCTTGGTGTCGAACCGGATGCTCTGCCGTCCGTCGATCAGGCCGAACTCGGCGATGCCGTGACCGAGGTCAACGCCAACATGCCCGAGCTGATCGCCCTCTATGAAAAGGGCCTTCAGGGGCAGTTCGCGCTTCTCCAGGCCGAGCAGGCCGAGGGCTTCTGGCAGAGCGCTTGGCGCTGGGGCTGGATGTACCTGCTGGCGTTTCTGTGGATTTGCGCTTTCCTGCTTTTCCCGGTTCTGCGTGTCTTCGGCATCTATATCGACCCGATCGACAGCGCCACGCTGATGACGCTGACCGGCTGGTTCATCTCCCTCTACATGGGCGGCCATACGCTGAAGGAATTCGGCAAGCAGGCGGTCGAAGCCGTCAAGACTTGGAAGCGCACTCCATGAACTTCGGTGGAAATGCTGCTTTCGAACAGGCCGACATGCGGGCCGAGCAGGAACGGGAGGCAGGCATCGCCGCTGCCTCCCTCTCATTGCGCAGCGTCGGGACCATCCAGTGCGAAGACTGCCCGAACGACATTCCCCGCGAGCGCCGTCTCGCCCTTCCGTCCGCCACCCGGTGCATCCGGTGCCAGACCAAACACGAACAGAAACAAAGGTACCGGTGATGGACATGGAAAACATTCGTTCTTGGCTCGGATTGGTGTCGCTTGTGATTTCGGTCGGAGCGACCATCTGGCTATGGCTCACCTCCGGCGCGAAGAAGACCGCCAACGATCTGGCCGAGTTTCGACGGCAGGATGCCGAGGAAAAAAAGGCGATGATGGCTGCGATCACTGCGCTCGGCCAGCGAACCCAAACTCTTGAAAGCGAGCTGAAGCACCTCCCGAACGCAAAAGACGTCATGGAGATGCGCCTGCAGATATCCGACATGGCCGGAAACATCGGCCGGATGGAGGAAAGCCAGAAGGGCGTGGCACGCACTATCAACCGCGTCGAGGACTTTTTAATCGGGAAAGGCAGTGCGGCAGCATGAACGACTATAATCAGCATCTGACAGTAGATGCTCGCCTCGTCATTTTGCGGGCTTTGAACGACCAACCTGATGGCCGCCTTAACGAGAGCATCCTTTCAACCATCCTCGAAACCTTTGCCCATCGCCGATCGCGGGAATGGATTCGTCAGCAGCTCCGCTACCTCGCGGACATTGGCGCAGTCCGCAACACTGAAGCCGGAACCGTCCTCATCGCTGAAATCACCCGGCTAGGCGTTGATCACGTCGAGCGTCGGACTATCCTTGAGGGCGTCAAGCGTCCTTCTGCGGCGGTGTGACCATGGGACGCGGTCGCCTATCCGGTATTGAACTGTTGCCAGAGGCCTGCGCCGATATCGTAGCATGGGCCGCCGAAGAGCTTCAGAAGCGTGAGCGAACACAGACGGAAATCTATGAGGAGTTCGTCAGCAAGCTTGAGGCGCTCGACCAAGAATTCCGTGGCGAGCTGGATTTCACCATTCCTTCGTTTTCGGCTTTCAATCGCTATTCGATCCGTCTTGCAACGTTGACGCAGCGTCTCAACCAGACCCGCGAAATCGCCACGACGCTCGCCAGCAAATTCGATGCTGCCGCCTCCGACGATCTCACCCTGATCGCTTCCGAGGCGATCAAGACGCTCGTGTTCGAACTGGTGACGGCCGGTGGCGAGGCCGGATTTGATCCGAAGGGCGCAAAGGCTCTTGCCGATGCCCTGTTTTCGGCGAGCCGTGCGCAGGGCGTCTCGACGGCCCGACGCCAGAAGGTCGAAGCTGAGTTTTCCAAGAAGGCCGAAAACGTCATCGACAAGGTCTCGAAGGAAATGGGCCTCTCGTCCGAGCGCGTTGCACAGCTGCGCCGTGACTTCCTCGGCGTGCGGCCGGAACACAAGACGGAACCGGAGACCGTCACCACCAGAGGATCGCAGGAATGATAGAAGCTGCCCGTCAAGAGCCGTGCAGCCGGTGCGGTGGCGTCGGGCAGGCTGTGAAACGCATCAACCGTCGCCGGGACGGCACGATCTCCAGCGTCGTCTATGACCTGAAGGTGATCTGTAAGCCGTGCAAGGGTAGCGGCCTTGCTTGCATGGAGGTGCGACGTGACTGATAGCGCGCTGCCCGGTTTGCCGCGTGGCAAGTGGGACGGTTCGGCCGTTCTCGCCAGTCTGGCCGATCTGCCCGCCGAACTGCCCCGCGGGGCGGACGTGCCGGACGATCTCGATCCGCTTGCCGAAGGCGTGCTGATGAAACATCAGTCCGAGTGGCTCGCCGACGAGTCCGATCTGAAGCTCGGCGAAAAGGGCCGACGCACCGGCATTACCTTTGCCGAGGCGACGGACGCGACCCTAATTGCGTCATCGGCTCCGAGCGCCGGTGGCCAGAACTATTTCTATATCGGCGATACCAAGGACAAGGGCCGCGAATTCATTGGCTATGTCGCCAAGTTTGCCAAAACGATCGCCGACGATCTCGGCCAGATCGAGGAGTTCCTGTTTGAAGACGAGTTGAAGGACGGCTCGACCCGGTACATCGCCGCCTACCGCGTGCGTTTCCGGTCGGGGTATCGTGTCGAGGCGCTGTCGTCGCGGCCAGAGAACATCCGTGGTTTGCAGGGAACTGTCTGCATTGATGAGGCCGCCTATCACCGTGACGTGCGTGGAGTGCTCGATGCCGTGAACGCGCTGTTGATCTGGGGCGGCAAAATCCGTGTCATCTCGACACATAATGGCGTCCTCAATCCGTTCAACGAACTGATCAGGGAAGCCCATGCGGGAAAAATTCCGTTCTCCGTCCATCACATTCCGTTCTCGCTTGCTGTCAAGAATGGCCTTTTCCGTCGCGTTTGCATGCTCAAAGGCGAACAGTGGACCCAAGCGGGACAGGATGCATGGGAAAAGAAAATCCGTGGCTCCTACGGTGTTCGTCTCAGCGCCATGCGTCAGGAGCTGGATGCAATCCCGGCCGATCAGGAAGGTGCGGCGCTCACCCGGGTCCAGATCGAAAACCGCATGGAGAAGGATATCCCGATCCTGCGCCACGCCCAGACGGACGATTTCAAGAACTGGAGCGAAGAGGACCGCACGGCCGAGGCGCTGAAGTGGTGCAGGGAAAACCTGATCGCCGTGCTGGAGCGGCTCGACCATCGCCGTCAGCATGTATTCGGCGTGGACTTTGCCCGCAGCGGCGATGCCACCGCGATCGTGGTGATGGAGATCGGACAAGACCTCGTCAGACGTGTCCGCTTCATTGTCGAGCTGCACAACATGCCGTTCGACCAGCAGCGTGAAATCCTTTTCTATGTTTGCGATCGTATCCCGAGCCTTGCCGGTGGCGCGCTCGACGCCGGTGGCAACGGTTCCTATCTCGCGGAAAAGGCGACCCAGAGATACGGCTCCAGCATCATTGAGGTCAAGTTCTCCGAACAATGGTATCGCCGCGAAATGACCGCCTATGTCGCGGCCTTCGGCGATCAGACGATCGTCCTTCCGCTCGATGCCGATGTTCTGGCCGACCATCAGGCGCTCGCCTATGTCAGCGGCGGTTACATCAAGGTGCCGGACGGTCATCGCTTCAAGGGTGCGAACGGCTTCAATCGCCACGGCGACACCGCGATCGCGGGAGCCTTGGCCTATTTCGCCTCACGATCCGAACTTGAATACTTCGGTTACACCACGATCGAGGAACTGGACACCATGGACGGCATCCAGCTCTTCGAGGCGGTATCGACCGGAGACATCCTTATCCCGACATTGAATGGAGGTCTTCACTGATGGCCACGCCGCCCCGGATCATCGACCAGTGGGGAAACCCGATCTCGACCACAGTCCTTGAGGATGAATTCGCCGCCCCTACCGTGGGCGGCATTCATTCTGTCTGGCAGGAAACCATTGTCAGCGGACTGACCCCGCACGCACTTGCGGAGGTTCTGCGGCAGGCAGGTCGCGGTTATCCCGACCGCTTCTTTTCGCTCGCAACGGAAATGGAGGAACGCGACTTGCATTATGCCGCCGTGCTTGGCACCCGCAAGCGGGCGCTGACCGGCATCACGCCTCTTGTCGTTGCCGCGTCGAACTCGGCCGAGGACGAGAAGATCGCCGAGGCCGTGCGGGAAATGATCGGTCAGCCGGAGTTCGTGGACGATTATCTGACCGACCTGCTCGACGCCTTGGGAAAGGGTTATTCGGTTGTCGAGACCATTTGGGACCGCAGCGCCAAAGAATGGTGGCCGAAACGATACGAGTGGCGTGACCAGCGGCATTTCGTGATCGACCAGCGCGACGGCCGGACGCTGCGCCTGAAGGACACCAGCATTGAAGGCGCTGACCTTCCGCCCTTCAAGTTCTCGATTCATCGTCCGAAGCTGATGTCCGGCCTGCCGATCCGCGCCGGTCTGGCCCGGCTGGCGGCATGGGCGTTCCTCTACAAGAGCTATACGCTCAAGGACTGGATGGCATTTCTGGAAGTCTACGGCATGCCGCTCCGCGTCGGCCGCTACAGCCGCAACGCAAAGGATGCTGAGAAGCGCGTGCTTCTGACGGCAGTGCGCAACATCAGCTCGGACGCTGCAGCCATTATCCCGAAGGAAATGGAGATCGAGTTTATCGAGGCCAAGGGTGGCACCGGTAATGCCGTGTTCTCAGCCAAGGCGGAATATCTCGACCGGCAGATTTCCAAGGGCGTCCTCGGCCAGACCATGACCACGGATGACGGCTCATCGCTCGGTCAGGCGGCCGTGCATGAAAACGTCCGTCATGATATTGCCCGCGCCGATGCTCGCCAGACGGCGGTGACGGCAAACCGCGATCTTATCCGGCCTTTCGTGGACCTGAATTTCGGACCTCGTGACAAATATCCGACGATGGTCATCCCCATCACCGAAAACGAGGATATCAAGGCGCTTGTCGAGGCGGTGACGGCGCTGGTGCCGCTTGGCCTTGAGGTTTCCATGCCCAAGGTGCGCGAGCGCATCGGTTTCGAGGAGCCGGATGCAGGCGAAAAACTTCTCAAAACCACTGTGCCTGGCACAGCCCTGCCGAAGCCCGAGGAGCCGCCAGCGCCGGAGAAAAACAACCCGCTGAAGCCGAAGGACAGGGCGCAGGCTCGCGTCCAGCCTTGCGCCCATTGCGGCGGTTTTCATGCCGTTGCGGCTGACCAGCGCCCCGAACTGGAGGCGCTTGCCGACGATGCCCTGTCGGAATGGGAGACCGATCTTGAGCCGCTCGTAAAGCCGCTTCAAAGGCTCTTTGAAACGTCGAAAAGCTATGCGCAGCTTGAGGCCGGTCTCGATGACCTGATTGCCAAGATGGATGCCGGGCCGCTCGCCGACAGGCTTGCCAAGCTGCAGATGAAGGCCAGAGGTTTGGGGGATATCGGCGATGGGCGTAGCTGACCTTTTCAAGACCGCGCCGAAGGAAGTCACCCGGTATTTTGACGGCAAGGCCAGCCTGCCGACATTCGACTGGCGGGATATTGCGCCGGAGGAACATGCGTTTTCCTTCACGGTCGCCAAGTCGGCCGGTTACGACATTCTGGACGATATCCGCTCTGCGATCTCCGAGGCGATCACTGGCAAGACGCCGTTTGAGGAGTTTCAGCGCAACCTCATGCCGGTGCTGCAGCAGAAGGGCTGGTGGGGCAAGACGCTGGCGATCGACCCGGAGACCGGCGAGGAGAAGCTCGTGCAGCTCGGCTCGCCGCGCCGCCTGCGCACGATCTATTGGGCAAACACCATGTCGGCGCATGCGGCGGGCGAATGGGAGCGGACGCAACGGAACAAGGATTTCCTGCCCTTCCTCGTCTACACCCTGTCCACGGCCGAGCGGAAACGGCTAGAGCATGAAGGCTGGGTCGGGTTTGTCGCTCCGGTGGACGATCCGATATGGAACCGCCTCTATCCGCCGAACGGTTGGGGCTGCATGTGCGGCGTGCGCCAGATCTCGCGCAGCGAGGCAATCCGCCTCGGCTGGCGCAAGGACACGCCCGTCATGCCGCTGGTCGAAAAACCGTGGGTGAACAAGCGTACCGGCGAAACCCGCATGGTGCCGGTCGGCATCGATCCGGGCTGGGACACCAACCCCGGCAAGTATCGCGGCCAGAATGTTTCCCGCTTTCTTGAGGAGCGTCTCGGCTCCATGCCCGCCGATCGGCAGCGCATCGCCATCCGCGATATCGTCCGCTCTCCGCTCCTGCAGGCGATGGCGGCTGGCCGGATGCCGAAATCCTATCTGCCGGTGGCGCAGATGCCGGGACCGGCTGTCGAGGCGCTCGGCGCATCGACCTCGGTTGTTCGCCTGTCGTCGGACAGCCTCGTCCATATTCTTCAGGAGCGCGCCGAGCGCGGGCTTGATCTCGACAATATCGAGGCGGCGATCGAGGTCATCATCAATCCGGCCGCGATCATCCGCAGCGCCTCGACCAATGCCGTCTCCCTGCTTGGGAAATCGTCGGACGGCTTCTGGTGGCGGCTCGCCGTGAAAACGGCCGGGAACGGTTCGGAATGGTGGCTGACCAGCTTCCATCGCAAAAGTTACGCCGAGACGTACAAGGTCATCGAGCGGGCGAAGCGGGCTGGAAATCTGATTGAGGGGGATTGAAAGGCGCGGAGGGTCGGCACTCCCTCGTTGATCCGGTAAAACCGTCCAAGTAAACCTTGCTCGCGCCTGTCATCAATATGCGCCCGAACCCCGAAATTATCAAGCTGGGCTTTGCTCTAGTACCGGATTGAAATAAACGGCCGCAGAGCGCGATGACGGCCTGAAACGCTCAATCGCTCGTCCCGGCCGAGAAATCGCCTGTACGGCTTTCAATCCGGCTTCAATTTTGATGCCGTTCGGGTATTCTTCATCACAGATCAGGTTTTGGGAAAGATCGGGGTGGCACTGACAGTGTCAGTCTCTTAGGTCTCCCGCCGTCAGGGCATTAATCGCCCATGACGAAAAAAACCGCAACCGCAATTTTCAGCCTTGCCGCAATCGCCGCTTCGAAGGGAAAGACCCCTCCGGAATGGGTCGAGCTGTTTCCTGCCGGTCCCGAGATCAAGGCGCGGGACGGCCGCAACTGGACGCTCCAGCCCCAAATCGTCGTTGAAGCCTTCAAGCTCAACGATGGCCCGCTCGCGATCGACTATGAGCATGGTCAGGCCCATCTCGCACCGCAGGGCATTGCCGCCCCGGCTGCTGGCTGGATCGTGCTTGTCGAGGAGCGCGACGGCGGTGTCTGGGGAAAGGTCGATTGGACCCCGAAGGCATCTGCGGCAATCGCCGACAAGGAATACCGTTTCCTGTCTCCCGATTTCGATCACACGATTGATGGCCTGATTTTGCGCCTCAACGGTGCTGGCCTCGTAAACCGGCCCGCACTGGTCATGACGGCCTTGAGCCGTGTCTCCCCTGAAGAAAAGGAAAATCCACCGATGTCCAAGGCAATTGCCAAGGCGCTCGGTCTTGCGGAGGATGCCGATGAAAAGGCAATCCTTGCGGCACTGACTGCGCGTCAGGATGAGCGTTCCGCCCTGTGCGGCCTGCTCAAGATCGAGACCGGCGCACCAGCCGAGGCGATCACCGCCGCCGTCACCAAGCTGCAGACAGAGACCGAAACGGCGCTTGCGTCCGTCAAGTCGAGTACGTCTACCGCCGAGGTTGCGGCCCTGAAGACCGATCTGGACCAGACCCGCACTGCACTTGCCGCGCTCCAGAAGAAGGACGTCGATCGCGAGATCGACGCCGCCCTCGATGCCGAGATCGCGGCCGGGAAAATCACTCCGGCATCCCGTGACGGCTATCGCGCCATGTGCGCCGAAAAAGGCGGGCTGGAGCGGTTCACGGCTCTTGCGGCGACCCTGCCGGTCATCTGCGCGCCGTCCGATCTGGACAACCGCAACGTCAACACCCGGACTGCCGAGGATGACCGCGACCCCGTCGTGATCGCATCGCTTGCCCGCAAGTATCAGGACGATCAGGCCGCACTCGGCATCAGCGTCTCGATCTCCGAGGCCGTCCGCCATGTCGAGGAGACGAAGACGAAATGACGACACCCATTCTCATCAAGTCTTTCCGTGTCGGCCTTGCCGCGATCGCCGGCTATCTCATCGTCAAGGCTGCGGCTGAAGGCAAGGTCGCCGCTGCGGCTGGCCCGACCGATCCGCTGATTGGCGCAGCCACCATGCTCGGCGCTCCGGCTGAGGGCATCCTTGATGTCGATCAGGCCGGTTGGTCCGAGGTTCGTTGCGGCGGCAACATCTCCTTTGGTGACCCGCTGACCTCCAATGCCAACGCCAAGGCCGTCAAGGCCGTGCCGGTTGCCGGGTCAGTGGTGCGCATCATCGGCTTCGCGATGTCGGATGGCTCTGCCGACGATGTCATTCCCTATCAGGTCGCGCCCGGCGTTCTTTCCACGCCCGCCTAACTTCGAGGACGCTTTAAGTGAACACCACCAACAGACCCTTTCCGGTCTCGCCGACGCTGACGGCGATCTCCATCGGATATCGCAATCCGGCCGCCACGCTGATCTATGATCGCGTGCTGCCGGAAGTCGATGTCCTCGGCGACACCTTCAAATGGACCGAGTTCCCGCTCGGCGAAGCCTTCACCGTGCCGGAACTGGAAGTCGGCCGCACCGGCCAGCCCGGCCGCATCGAGTTCACCGGCGAGGAGCGCGACAGCAGCGTCCGCAATTACGGCCTTGATGATCCGATTCCATATTCGGATATCAAGGAAGCCGAGAAGGCCCGGCGCGAGAAGCGGTCCACCATCGATCCCGAGGCGTTGGCTACGGAAGGTCTCACCAACCTTGTCCAGCTCGGCCGCGAGGTGCGTGCCGCCTCCGTGGTTCAGAACCCGGACAACTATGACGCCGCTCGCCGTCTGGTTCTGGCCGGAAACCAGCAGTTTTCCGACTTCGCCAATTCCGATCCTTATGCGGTCATTGATGAGGGCATGGACAAGACGCTGGTTTATCGCCCGAACACCATCGTCATGGGCCAGCCCGCGTGGTCGAAGATCAAGCGCCACCCGAAGCTGATCAAGGCCGTCAAGGGCGGCCTGACCGAAGATGGCGCAATCACCAAACAGCAGTTTGCCGAACTCTTCGAAATAGACGTCAAGAACCTCCTGATTGGCGTCGCCCAGGTGAACCTCTCCCGAAAGGGTCAGCAGGTGAACCTCAGCCGCGTCTGGGGCAAGTCGGTCTCGCTGCTGTACATCGATCCGACGAAAAAGCAGGCCGATGGCTCGGTCATCACGTGGGGTTTCACCGCCGCCAACGGCAAGCGCATCGCCGGTTCGATCGAGGACAAGGATATCGGCCTTGAAGGCGGCAAACGCGTCCGCGTCGGCGAAAAAGTCCGCGAACTCGTCTGCGCCAAGAGCGTCGGCTACCTGATCCAGAACGCCGTCGCCTGATCGGCCTTCTCTCCTGAAACCATCATCGGCCCTGCGGGGCCGGTCGTTTAACTCGACCGGAGACAGTCACATGGGAACTCCCGAAGAAGAGAAAGCCAAGGCCGAGGCCGCTGCCAAAGCCAAGGCGGAGGCGGATGCAAAAGCGAAGACTGATGCGGAAGCGAAGAAAAAGACCGAGGCCGAGGAAAAGGCCAAGGCGGAAGCTGCCGCGAAAGCCAAAGCGGAAGCCGACGCAAAGGCGAAAGCCGACACTGATGCGAAGGAAAAAGCCGACGCCGAGGAAAAGGCCAAGGCCGAGGCCGCTGCGAAAGCCAAGGCGGAAGCGGACGAAAAGGCGAAGGCTGACGCGGACGAGAAGGCCAAAGCCGAGGCGGACGCGAAAGCCGCAGCTATTGCCGCCACGCCCGGCCCAAAGGCCAAACAGGAAATTCGCCTTTCCGACAAGACCTACGCGCCGGGTGAATACCTGCCCAGCGACGTGGACGAGGCCGATCTCGCCACCTTCAGGGCGCTTGGCGCTATTTGATCCGCCTCCCAAGCGGCGCGACCAGCTCCCGCAGCAATCCGGCTGCGGGAGCATCTTCAACGGGTTTCTTCCATGGCATATGCAAGTCGCACCAATATCGAGGATTTGTGGGGTTCCGAGTTCATCGCGGACCTTATTCGCGAGGACGTGGACGCCGAGGTTGCCATCGCTCGTGCCGTCGAACAGGCCAGCGGCGAAATCGACACCCATCTTTCTGCTCGTTATGCCACGCCCATTTCCGGCACGCCGCAGGCACTCGTCATGCCTTGCGTGAACATCGCCGTCTATTATCTGGCGATCCGCCACACCAGTCTCACCACCACAATCGAGGACCGCTACAAGCAGGCCGTCGAGCTGCTGAAGCGCATTGCCGATGGCAAGGCGGGTCTCGGCGCGGACGAACCGAAGGTGCCGACCGATGACGGCTTGTCATCCAGCGGCGCGGCTTTCTATTCCGGGCCTCGTCTGTTCGGCCGGGATCGCCTGCCATGAGTGGTATCGTCACCGAACTTGTCGGCTACGAGGAAGCGATTTTTGCCCTTGAAGGAATCGAGAATGCGCCGCTCGGCGAATTGAACGAAGGCATCGGCCGTCTCGTACAGGGCCAGATACGTCATCGTATCGAGGTCGAAAAGACCGAGCCGGACGGTGCGCCGTGGGTTCGCAACAATCAGGGAACCAGCATCCTGTTTGCTTCAGGCGCGCTTTCGCGCTCGATCGACTATATCGCCGACGCCACCACCATCATGATCGGTTCAGGTCTGGTCTATGCCCGCATTCACCAGCTCGGCGGCATCATCAAGCCCAAGAATGGCAGTGCGCTGAAGTTCTGGTGGGTCTCCGGCGGCTTTGTGAATTTCGCCGTGGTCAAGCAGGTCGAAATGCCCGCCCGGCCATATCTCGGCCTTTCCGTCGCCAACCAGAACGAACTGGTGGAGACCACAGAAGACTGGCTTTCCAGATTGGTGCAGCGATGAGCGGTCGCCTTATCACCTTCCGGGAATCGGTGCTGACCGAGATCAAGCGCATCCTGCCGAACATCAAATCGTGTGAGGCGCAGTTCGGTCGCTTCGACCTGTCAGAGCTGGAGCGCGAAATGATCCGTGCACCCGGCGTGCGCCTTGCGATCCTGCGCAGTCCGCTTGCATGGCAACCGAACGGACAGGCCGAGGCCGCGTTGAGCATGGTCGCCTTTGTCATCACCGAAGGTTCCAAGCGCGAGGAAGACGGCTGGAATATCGCCGAGGCGATCGGCGCGCTTCTTCATCCGGGCCAGCTCTGGGGCATGACGAAGCTCACCGCGCCGTCTTCTGTCGTCATCCAGCCGATCATTTCCGCAGCCGTCAAACAGCGCGGCGTCGGTGTGATGTCGGTCGAGTGGAACCAGACGCTCCGCCAGCTCGGCGACGGGCTGTTCGGTCCCGACGGCGTCGTCATCTCCGAATTCGAGGTGAACGGCGAGCAACTCGATATGCCGGAGGCCGGTCATGTCTGATGCCGATATCATCGTCCGCGAGTTTCGCGGCATCTACAAGAATATGGACGATCTCAATCGCCGCCTCGTGGCATCGCAGATGACCGGCCGTGTCGCCGAGATCGATGGCAGCCGCGTGCGGCTGGAACTGGCGGCGGTCGGTGCCAATGGCAAACCGTTCCTGTCGCCGTGGGTGCAGGTGCAGGAAGCGGCCGGAGCCACCGGCACCAACATGCCAGTCGCGATCGGCGATCCCATGCGGCTGTTTTCGCCAAACGGCGAGATCGGCAGTCAATCGCTCGCGATCCGCGACAGCCACACCGACGACGCACAGAACCCGGCCGGAACGCCAAAGGAGCTGGCAATCACCTATGCCGGGTCCGCGATCCGCATGACGGAAGAGGGCCTAAAGCTTTCGCATGGCGGCTCCAGCATCACGCTTTCGGAAGACACCATTCACGCCCTTTCGGCCCGCCTGCGCCACAACGAAAAGAATGTCGGCGACAGCCACAACCACGGCGGCATCCGCAGGGGCGGAGAAAACACCTACGAACCGAACGAATAAAGGAGCTTTTAATGACCTCTAAAAAGACTTTCACCGTCACCGCAAAAGCCGGGAATTTCGTCGCAGGCGTTCGCTCGCCCGGCGTCGGCAAGCCCATCGAACTGACCGACGAACAGGCGGCCTATCCGCTGATCGCGGGTGAGATCGAGGAGCCGGGCAAGAAGACGGAAGCGCCCGCAGGTGAAACCGAAACCACGCCTGCAGCCAAAGCCAAGGCTGTGAAGGAGTAATCCATGCGGGCCGGTATCGACGCGAGGACAGGCAAGATGCTGCTCGGCTGGAACCATTGCGTCCAGTCGATCAGGAAGTGCCTGACGACACGGTTGGGAAGCCGTGTCCTTCGCCGTCATATCGGCTCGGTACTGCGCGAGCTGCAGGACGGCAACGCCGATGCCACAACCATCCTCGCGGCCTATCGGGCGATTGCCGACGCGCTCAATGATCCTGATGGTGGCGAACCCGGTTTCAGCCTGCAGAAGATCGAGCTGCTCGAATACAAGCGCACCGGCCGCTTCATTTTCATTCTGACGGGCGTCTGGTTCCCGCGTGGCCACCTCGGCGACTGGTCCGTCTACGAAACCGTCAATACGTCTTGGCCGGAGGCCGCATGAGCTTTCAGATTATCGACCTTTCCCGCCTGCCGGTTCCCGACGCGATCGAGACATTGAGCGCCGAGGCAATGATTGCTGCCTTCAAGGCGCGCTTCCTTCAGGTCTGGGAAATCCAGCGTCAGCTTGATCCGACGCTGCCTGCCTATGAGACGCTCGATCTTGAAACCGACAGCGCCAATATCGTCGGTCAGGCTTGGACCTATCTGCGGCTTCTCGATCGCCAGCGCGTTAACGACGCTTTCCGTGCCTTGCTCGCGCCCTATGCCAAGGGTTCAGATCTGGAGGCGATCGCCGCCGACAACAACGTTGAGCGCCAGATCGTGACACCGGCAACCGCCAACACCGACGCCGTAATGGAGGGCGATGCGTCCTTGCTTCGCCGCTACCTGTTGTCGCTTGATACGCCTGCCTCCGGTTCGCCCGGCCGCTACCTTTATGATGCATGGACGGCGTGGCCGCAGACTGACGACAGGACACTCGGGCTTTGGGACGCCCGGATCAACGGCCGCGCTATCCACGGCCGTCGCGGCGATACCGATGTCGTGTTGATTGGTCCCTTCGGCCGGGAACCGACCTCGGCCGAACTGGCGACCGTGCGCGCCGCTGTTCTCCATCCAGACCGCACGCCGGAGGCTGTCAGCGTTTCCATCATGGCCGCGACCCGCAGGGAATATCAGGTGTCTCTGGTGCTGGAGATCGTCGGGACCGGCCCGTCACCTGATCTGCTGAAGGCCGAGGCGGAAAAGCGTGTGACGGCCGCAGCGATCGAGCGAACCACCGTCGGCGGCGAAATTCCTGAAGGCCTCCTGTCCGGCGCTGCCTATGGCGGCAACATCGTGAAGGTGCGCGACCTCGCGCCGGTGGCGATCGAGCCTGATCCATATACCGTGCCGGTCATGACCGGGCTGACGGTGGTGACGGAGGTCCGGGCATGAGGGACGTTGCAGCGCTTCTTCCGTCGAATTCCGAGCCTTTTGAATACGCGCTTGCCGGTGGCATGTCCGATGACCTGGCTGTGCCTTTCGCTGACCTGATGGACCCGTACAAGACGGAAGCGCGGCTGCTGCCCTATCTCGCCGCGCACCATTCGGTTGACCTCTGGTACGACGACTGGAGCGAGCAGCGGAAGCGGGAAATGATCGCTCAATGTGCCGGGCGCTCAGTTCTTTATCCCGGCTCGCGGTTGGCGGCCCTGAAAGGCACGCTTGTCGGCCTGAAGCGCTATCTGGCTTTCGTCGACGCCGATATCATTGACCGCATCGCCCATCCAGCCCGTTTCACCTTCGGTCGCGCCGTCATCGGCCGCACGCCGATCGCGCACCAACCGTTCACGGCGCATTACCTCGTGCATGTGACATTGCGCGCTCCCAAGAACCATTTTCAGATCGGCCGATCGGCTTTCGGCCGGGCCGCTCTTACATCCGTCGATCTTGAGCCGATCCGTCGCGCACAGCGCGCCATGGTCACCGCCAAGACACCGGACACCCTCTACACCGTCAGCTTCGCATGGCGTCGACCGATCACCCTGCAGGACGCCGTCATGATCGACGGCAGCACTTCGCCGGGCGGTTATCGCCAGCGCCAATTTCTTTGATACGAGGACCAGCCTATGCCCCGCGTTACCTTCTCGAATGCCGAAATCGCCGACCATATCGACTTTGAAAATGTCAGCCTGTTTGCCCAGCAGGATGTAGATGGCGTTTGGCGGGACGCGATCGGCTATCCAGCGCACTGGTCGCATTTTACCGTTGCCCGGAAGTCCGTGCAGGAAATCACTGTATCGCCCGGTCGCTATGTCGCGGGTGAGAAGGTCTATGCGCAGACAGCTTCCAAGGACGTCAACCTTCAGCTTCAAATTCCGCCCGCAGCTTCTGATCAGCGCTGGGTGGCAATCCTGCTGCGCGGCGAAGAAATCACCGAGACCGGAAGCAGGCCTTTCGAGACATCTCAGGACCCCGAGACCTCGATCCCGGTTCAGCGCGTCACGCCCAAGACCGTGCGACGCATCGTTAATCTGATCGTGCAGGCTGGCGAGGCGAACCCGGTTCCGGCAAAGCCGGTGGTGGCGGAGACCGACGCGTGCATCGCATTCGTCCTCCTGAAATCGACCGGTGTTGATGTCATCGAGCCGGGAAACGCCAGCCGCGTCAAGACGCTCTACGAGGTTGAGGGCCGCGTGACGGCGCTGGAAGTAAATCTCTCCGGTCTCTTTCTTCGTACCGAAACCATCGAGACGCAAATCACCAACATTGCCACCCGGCTGACGGATATCCCGCGTCCGGCGATCATCCGCCAGATGCAGCGCGATATCGGTGCCGCCAGACTGAAGGTCGATCTGCCTGACGAGGCCCGCGCCTATGTCTTCGACAACGGGCTGGTTCCCGATCGGTGGGATATGCAGCATGTGGACTGGCTGGCGCGGGTCGAAGAAGGCGTTCGTTTTGGTTTTGCTGCCATCACACAGGCGCGTCTCGAAGTGCAGGCCGAGGACAATGCGCAGATCGCCTTCCGGGGCCGCCGCATGGTCCCGGCGTTTGACGAGGTCGTGAAGATCGAGAACACGTCGCTCGACAGCACGCTCAACATCTCGCAGCTCGTCCACACGCAAACGACGCTGACGCGGATGGAAGCTTCCCGCATTCGTCTGACCTATGGCCCGACCATGTGGGCCTGCGAAAATCAGGCCGGTTGGGCAGGTTTGGGCGGCGATTCACGCGTCGGTCAGATGCTCAATGTTGGTGGCGAACAGTTCGAAGTCGTTGAAATCCGGGCGAATGGCGGTGTGGGTCACCAGACCTACGGCGTGCGCCAGATCCGCTACGAGATTTATAGCGAACCGTATTGGGAGTACGTCACCGAGAAGGTCGGAATGAATGGCTCCATTTACGCGCAATCTTTCCTTGTCGCGCAGCCGATGCTGATGACGTCCATTGATCTGCACTTTGCTCGCGTCGGTCTGGATGGCGATGTCCACGTCGCGGTGGTCGAGGTTTCGACGGGCGGGACGCCGCTTTTTGACCGCGTGCTTGCCGTGAGCAAGATCGAACACAAGGACATGGCTGTCGGTTGGGTGAATTGCGTCATGCCTTTTACGCTGATGGAGAGCGGCAAGCGGTACGCCATCATGACCGTGACGACGGGCGCACACGCGCTTTCTGTTTCCACTGGCAACAAATACACCGGTGGCACGCAGTTTAATTGCACCGACGGCGTGTTCGCCCAAGGTTCTATGGACATCGACTTCTGCTTCAAGGTGAATGGAGCGCGATACCACAGCCCACGCACGGTGATCCCGATGCAGGCTCTTAATCTTGCTGACGGTATGACCCAGATTGACATGCTCTTCTCGGGATGGGTACCGGGCGGCACGGCGCTTGTCTGGGAAATCCGCCCTACAGGTACGACCGCGTGGGTGGAACTGGATGATGGCGACCCCGCCACCAACCCGCTCGTTGGCTTGCCGGCATCGGTAGAACTGCGCCTCGTGATGGTCGGCACGGCTGATCTTCAGCCCATGATCCAGCTGGACGCGACCGCTGTCTCGCGTGTGGCACGTAATCGCACCGACATGAAAGCCGTGAGCAAGGCTTTCGATTTCGGCATCTCGACCAGCGCGATCATCACGCAATACACGCTGGATGCCTTCGACCCTGCACATCACCAGTTCACGCCCCGGATCATGGTGGGCAACAACGTGATTGTTCCTGGCACAACGGAAGTCACGATCGATCCAAGCAATCCGGCGAGGAGGACTTTCCTTTCCACCTACTCGTTAGGCGCTGCCACGCAGTCGGCCCGCATGCATTTTGCCGCCAACACCGATAACCCCGTCACCGTTCCGTTCCTTCAGGACGGTTTCATTTCCGCCCTTTAGCCCCGAGGCATCCATGAAAGTCGATGAAAAGAAGACCTATGACGTCAAGCTGACGCGGCCGGTGACGCTTGGACCGTTCCGGTACCGGCCGCTCAACAAAATCGAAATGTCCGGCTCGGTTCTGAAAACCCTCATCGAGCAGGAAGGGGAGGATGTCATTGACTACGCCAATGCGCGATAACCGCTACCAGCTTCCCTCGTGGCCTCCCACAGAGTTCACGGTTGATTTGTGGAACGCGACCTTCGGCGACCTCGCGGATCGCGTGACTGCTCGTGAGCAGTTGGAAGCCACCTTCGAAACTCTGAAGGCGCAGGGTATTCAGGCATCGCTGGACTATATACAAGCGACCGTCGCCCCACAGATCGTAAGCCTGCAGAATTCTATTACACTGGCGCAGGAACAGATTAATCAGATCATCGTAGGCGGCAAAGCTCCCGACGCCCTCAAGTTTGGCGGGCAATTGCCGAACTACTACGCCACCGCGCAGGGTTTGCAGGACGTCCAGACTAGCCTCGCCGGATATCTCCGAACCGACCAGCGCAACGCCCCGGAAGGCGTAGCGCCTCTTGGGCTTGATAGTAAGGTGCCGATCGAAAACCTGCCTGTAATGGCGACGACCGCCACGGTTGGGGCGGCTATCGCCGGGGCAAATGGCTTGGAAACGCCAGACGATGGCGATGCCTTGGCTGGTGTGAAGTCCGGTTCGTCCACCATGTTCCGGTGGACATGGGGCAACCTCAAAGCAGCGTTGACTACTTTGTTCGACGGCCGCTATCTGAAATTTGGCGGCGGAGCTGTTGATGGCGCTCTGGCCGATGGCGACACATTCGCAGGCGCAAAGTCCGGCACCTCGACCATGTTTCGAGCGTCATGGGGTAACATCAAGACGCTGCTGACAACGCTTTTCGATAGTCGATACCTGAAGTTTGTCGGTGGTATCATCGATGGAACGCTATCGATAAGAAGCGGCGCACCAACGCTAAATCTCATTGATACTGACGGCCCCGTCACGCGCGCACTGCATCACAACGCAGGGAACATCGGGTTCCTCAAGCCGGATAACGGCTGGGGTCTGTACCTTAGTGAGGGCGGGGCGGTATGGACGTTCGGCTACGGCTGGCTTCACGACAGGTTTGCTCAAGCCGGCGCGGAGTGCCAGCACAATTCTGGCGTCGTTGAATTCAGCGGTTTCGATACCGGTATTACTGACAGTATCGGACAGGCTTCAAACCCCTACGTGGTCATTGGTCTCAGGCGTGGAAACGTTGGGCAAGGCAATGCCACCTATCTCCGCTGCGTTGCTCTTAGAAATAGGTGAAAGATGCTTTCTCACGATGAACTAACGCTGTGCATCAAGCTGCAATATCCTGACACAAAGCACATGGTGGACTATTTCGTCGCGATGCCCGTTGATGCAGCTTCGGGTCAGCAAACCGGGCAGGCGTTCATTGCAAAGTGGAATATTGCGGATACCGCTCAGCCGACAGGGCAAGACATAGAAGGGTACGAAAGCACCTTTGCAACTGTCCTCAGCGAGTTCCGCAGCACCCAAGCTCGCCTTGCTCGCCTCCCGAATATCTCGGCGAGGCAGCTTTGGTTGATGGCCAAAAACATTGGTATCACGAAATCAGCCATTCTTACTTCGCTTGATTCACTGGCAGATCAGGACGAGGCCGAAACACTGCGCATCGAACTAACAGAACCGCCGCTGAACGGTTACGAACGTTTCAGTCCCGCTGTCGAGAGACTGCGGCTGATGCAGAGCATTCCCGAAGAGCAGTTTGACGATCTTTGGGCATGGGCCTCACAGATCGAGTGATTGAACGGCAATGCAGGGGTATCAGATGATCAATATTCCAAATAGCCTCGACGCAGAAATCTCGACTCTCTGCACGTTTCCCACCAGAGTGACGATCGACGCACGATTCCCAATTCTTGTGCGCGGTAATGGGGGTGAAATGGTAAGTGGTGTAGAACGCCTCATTGGTGGAATTGCTGTCGTCGGAACGGCGGCAGGAGGCGCTATTCTGATGGACTGGTTAGCTCCAGGTGGTTTCTCCGCTGGTTTCGGATTGATTGCAGGCGGTGTATTTGGCAGCATAGCTGTCATCATTCACAAGATCGCTGAAATGAAACTTGTTGGAGCTGGTGTCGATCTTCAGATGAAAATCGAAGCCATCGCTAAAAACGCCGAAGAGGCACGTCATCTCGCTCAGCTGACAGCCGAGGTCGCTTTCGATATCGGAAATCGCCCAAGGGGCGTACTGGGCGGAGGCGCGATATCACAAAACGATCGAATTCGTCGACTTTTCGCCACGCGCCTGAAGGACCTTGGTTTCGACAAGAAAGAAGCTTCCGGCTTTGCGCAGTTTGACGATCCGCATATAGCACGGCGCATTATCCTTAGCATGATAGTTAAGGCTGTAATCAATTCGCCGATCGGCGGCAAAGAACTGGCGGGCCAAGTGACCTCGAAGTTTCCGGGGGGCCATCGACTGCAGACGGTTGAGGAAATCACGGTGATCCTCGGTCCCGATCTGATGGCGGACGATGGTGTGAAGGCCGCTGTTAATTTCTACGGTGATTGGTACAAAAGCGACTCGAAGCTGTATTTCGTGGTAGAGAACCTAGACCGTCTGCAGCAGGCCGAGAGGCGACAGTAATATCTGGTTACGGCGTGGCGTGGACACGCCGTTTCAAATAGGTCATTAAATATGCTTAAAGGGCGGTTCAAACCGCCCTTTTTCTATGCCCCGGCCTGACACTGTCAGCCTGACAGTGTCAACCTAGCTTTTCTAAGCTCGCCTCCAGTTCGACCTTTGGAGACGGCTTATGGCACTCGATTTTAATCACGGCGTCCGCGTAATAGATGCTGGCAGCGAAAGCAGGCCGCTTGAGACGGCCGACAGCTCTGCGATCGGCGCGGCCGTCATTGCGCCGGACGCCTCAAACACGCTTTTCCCGTATGACGAGCCGGTGGCGTTCTACACCCACGAGGCCGATAAGGTTGCCGCGCTCGGCACCACCGGTACCGCGATCGACATTATTAATGCGATCCGGGCGCAGGGGATCGAGGCGCAGTGCGTGTTCGTCCGTTGCGAGGCGGGTCAGACACCGGAAGCCACCCGTGCCAAGTTGCAGGGGTCGGCCGCGTCGATGACGGGCGTTCATGCTCTTTCCTTTGCTCGTGGTCATGTCGGTGTCGAGCCGGGTCTCGTGATCGCACCGGGCTATTCTTCAGGTCGCGTCGAGGATGCCAAAAACCCACTCGCTGATGCGCTGGAGCAGGTTTCTGAGAAGCTGAAGGCGATCGCAGTTATTGACACGGGCGGTCCCAATTCCGCGACCAGTCTCGCATTCAGAGCCGATTTTTCCTCCCGCTACACCTATCTGGTCGACCCGTTCGTCCGGGTTGCTTCCGGCGCGACGATCGTCACCAAACCTGCTTCGCCCTTCGCGGCTGCAATGTTCGTAAAGCGCGACAAGAAAAAGGGTGGAGCGTACTGGTCCCCATCGAACCAAGAGGTCAAGGGCATCCTCGGTACCGCCCGGCCGATCACCTACTTCGACGGCGAAATCGATCACGAGGCGAACCTCCTCAACCAGAACGGCATTGCTACTTTCATTCCTTCACGGCTTTCGCAGGGTGCTAACGGCCAGTTCGCGACGAACGGTCGCATTCTGTGGGGCAACCGCACCGCCTCCACAGACACCCTCTGGCAGTTCGTCAACGTGGTCCGTACCCGTGCCACCATCGAGAAAGCCATCATCAATGGTTTCCGGCCGTGGGCCAACGACGAGAACCTGACGGCACAGCATGTCATTGCCGTGATGCGCAGCCTGCAGGACCTACTCGACGGTATGCAAGCGGTTGGCGCCATCCTTGGCGGTCGCGTCTATTGGGACCGGGCAATGAACGGCAATGCGAACCTGCGCCTCGGCAAGCTCCGCGTCGAGTTCGATGCCGAAGAAACGCCGCCGCTCGAAGACCTGATCTTCGGATCGCGTCGCAACGAGGCGTACTTCGACACCCTCGCCAATGAAATCCAGCGCCGTGTGACTGCCGAGTTCGGCGGCACGATCGCCGATTATCTCTCCGCCGCATAAGGGGCCACCATGACTCTGCGCATCATCCGGGGCTTCACGCTCAACGTCAACGACAACGTCAATCTGGCGCTCGACATCGAGACGCTAAAGCTTCCGGCACTGGAAGAAATCACCGAGACCTTCCAGCCGGGCGGCTCGGACATGGAGCTGGACATCACCGGCCTTGGCATCAAGGCGCTCACCATGCCGTTCAAGTTGAAGAGCCACACGCCGGAAACACTTGCCCTGTTCGGCGGGCCTGCCGGTGTTCGCCAGAACTGGACCGGCAAGAAGCTGGTGATTTCCGAGGAAGACGGCACGGAGCATGAGCACTCCATTGACGTGACCGGCCGTCTTTCCAAGGTCGAAGGCGAGTCCATGGCGGGCGGCAAGGCCACCGGCTACGACCACGAGATCAAGTCGATCTGGTCTTACACCGAATATTGGGACGGCCGCGTGATGCACCGTTTCAGCTTCAAAAAGGGTGGCTGGGACATCTGGAACTATCAGGCCATCAATTCCACCCGCCGCTCCATCCTGTTTTCGTAAGGTCTCGCCATGTCGCTCGTTCAAGAAGTCAAAATCACGCTCGCCGTCCCTGTCCCTGTCGAGGGCGCGGATGGCAAACCGGCCAAGCGGGACAGTTTCACGATGTTCCGGCCGAACGTCGCTCACGCCAAGCAGCTCGCTGTGCTGATTGGTCCGAAGCTCGCCTCGCAGCTAATGAGCGACGGCAAGGCGAAAATCGATGATGTCGATATCGGCGGGCTTATTACCGAACTTTCCAGCACGCTGCTGACCACGGATGGCCTCGACAGCCTGACCGGTATCGTCGCCTCTATGTCGCGGGAGGAATCGGCTTTTATCGATCAGCTCGACTGGCTCGATCTTGTCTCCGTCGGCAAGGCGTTGCTTGATTTTTTTCCGGCACTCCGGTCCCTCGGGCGTTCGAATACGCAGCCGACCTAGCGGCCGTCTACAAGTTCCAGCCCTCGGAGATCGCACAGATGCCTTGGCTGGACGCTCTCTCTTATCGCGCCGAACTTCCCCGATTGACCGGAACCGCCCAAAGGACCGAATGACATGGATATCTCTTTTGTCATTCGGCTGATCGACCAACTGACCGGACCCGCCAAGAAGGTGAAGTCCGGCCTTCTTGATTTGGGCCAAGCGGCTAAGCAGGGCTTCTCCGGCGCGATCAAGGACGGTTTTACCGTCGAGAATATCGAGACCGCCACCAGGAACGCCGAGGCGGCATTGCGCGATGCTCGCGGTCGCATGCTTGGTGCGTTCGGGCAGGCCATGACGCTTGCCGCGCCGATCTTCAAGGGCGCGAATTTTCAGGACGCCTTTATCGATTTCGCCAACGTCGCGGAAATCCCGATCGACCGCATGGGCGAGATCGAGGCGCGGCTGATAGCGCAGACCCGCACCACCGGCAAAAACAAGACGGAGCTGCTGCAAATTCTTGCCACCTATGTCGGCAAGGGCATGGACCTTGACGAGAGCCTCGCGGCGATCGAGGCGACCGGCCGGGCATCGACTGCCACCAAGGCGGAAGTCGGCGACATGGGCAATGCCGGTTACGCCGTCATGGATAACCTGAAGGTTGCCGCGACCGATCTCGCCAAGGCGTTCGATGTCATGGCGTCCACCGGCAAGTCCGGCTCATTCGAGCTGAAGGACATGGCGCGTAATTTCCCCGAACTGACGGCCAACGCCTCGGCGCTGAAGATGCAGGGCGTCCCGGCCGTGGCATCGCTTGCCGCCGCTCTCCAGATCGCCATGAAGTCGGCAGGTTCTGCTGATCAGGCCGCAAACAACATGTCGAATTTTCTAGGGAAGATCACTTCGCCGGACACGGTGAAGAACTTCAAGAAAATGGGTATCGACATCGAGAAGGAGATGAAGTCGGCCGCTGCCAAGGGTACTGATCCCCTGTTGCATTCGCTGGAGCTGATCAAAAAGGCGACGGGCGGCGACCAGTACAAGATGGGTGAGCTGTTCGCCGACAAGCAGGTTCTCGATTTCCTTCGCGCCCTGATCCCCAATCTGGAGGATTACAAGCGCATCCGTGACGAGGCCGGTGCGGCCAGCGGCGTCATCGACAAGGATTTCGTCAACGTCATGTCTGGCTTGAAAACCCAGATCAAGGGTCTCGTGACCGAGGTCGATAACTTGTTTTCTGCAGGCGGCGCATTGCTGCCCGTGGTGCAGGATATTGTCCTTCGCGGCACGGCAATCGTGCGGATGGTCAACGACTGGACCACGGCGAACCCGGAGCTGACGGCCACGATCGTGAAAATCACGGCCGGGCTGCTGGCGGCATCGGTCGCCATGCGCGTAGCGTCCTATGCCTTTGCCGCCATGCGGTTGTCCGCGATCGGTTTCACCTCGACCTTCCTGCGGTTTCAGGATGGCAGGAACATCGCCACTGGCTGGCGCATAATCGCCGGTGCATGGCGGTTTGCGGCGGGCAGCGCCTCGGCGCTCGGCTCGGCCCTTTTGCCTGTCGCTGGCCGGATTCCGATGCTGCGAAACGCGATCGCTGGTCTTTCCTTCATATCGGCCGCGAGCGGCGGCGGGCTTGCCGGTTCGCTCTCGGCCGTCACGGCCGCGTTGACCGCCTTCGCCTCTGGTCTTGCAAGCATCGTTGCCGGGATCACAGCGCCCGTGTGGGCGATTGCGGCCGTTCTGGCGGCAGCCGGGTTTGCCGTCTGGAAATATTGGGACCGCATTTCCTCATTCGCGTCCGGTTTCGCAGGGCCGATTGTCGCCTTCTTCAATACCGGCGTTGAGGGTGTCACAAATGCGCTGTCGCGCCTCGTGGACCGCGTCGGCTCTGCTCTCAACATCGATCCCGCCTCGATCGCAGCCTTCAAAGCCTCCATGGCGAAGATGTTCGATTTCGGCGCGATGGTCGAGGCGGCGAAGGAGAAGCTCAGCGAGATATGGAAGGCGATCACGTCTTTCTTCTCGCAGGAAAAGCTGTCTGACGCCGACAAGGAGGCAATGCGTGCTGCCGGTGCAGCGCTCGGTGACGCTGTTGTCGACGGTTTTAAAAAGGCCTTTGAGGCGCTCTATGGCTGGCTGGCTGGTGTGCCAGGTCGAATTCGTGATGCGATTGGCAGCATTGATCTAAGCAGCCTTATCAAAACGCCAGAATGGATGTCTGGATTGCTCGGTTCCGGTGACGGTTCGTCACCTTCGCAACCCTACCAGCCACAACAACCCGGCACTGGAACACCCGAGGCAGGCAACACGACCTCAAACGTCACCAATAATGTTACCCAGAACGTCATACAGAACATCACGTCACCCGATCCCAAAGTCGCGGGTGAGACTTCCGCATCAAAGTTGAACTCCCTTCGATCCGGCGCTCTGAACGACGGAGGTGCGCCATGAGTTCGGCTTTGCTAGCCCTCGGGCCTCATATCTTCCAGATTGACCGGCTGAACTATCAGCAGTTTGCCCGTTCGACGGAAGCAAAATGGGCGTCCATTCCTCGTTTCGGAACCTATCCCGGCCGCCAGTTCGTCGGTTACGGCGATGATCCCATCACGATCTCAGGGCTGCTGTTCCCTGACGAGTTCGGCGACAGGGCCGATTTCGAGGCCGTGCGGACAACGCAACGCGCCGCCAATCCGGTCATGCTAATCGGCTGGGCCGATACCAGTTCGACCGTGGCCACGATCTACGGTCGCGTTGTGATTCTGTTCATTGATGACGAGCAGTCAGCCATAAACAGGGCAGGCCTCGGACGCAAAGTGAGCTACACGATCGAAGTTGCGCCCTTCCATGATGGCGGCAAGCCTGTGGGGCTGTTTCTATGAGCGCCACCATTATCCCGGCCGGAACCCGCGTCATCGAACTTGAAGACCTGAGTATTGACCTCGTGTGCTTTGAGCACGCCTTCAAGGCTCTCAATGATCGGCGCTTGGCGGGCAAACTGGATGGTTATGTCGAGGCGACCCTCGAAGCCAACCCGAGTATTGCCGATCGCGGCCTCCTTCTTCCGCTGGGAAGCACAATCATTCTGCCGGAGTTCACTATCCGGGCCACGTCCACCGCTGTCGTGAGGCTTTGGGATTGATGCGCCATAAACCGTTCATTGAGTGCTTTGTCGGCGGAAAGGCCGTTGCGCCGGGTTTTTATGACCGCCTGTCAACGGCGACCGTCACAGATAATGCCGGTCAGGAAGCCGACCGCATTGAATTGGTTTTTGATGATTCCGGCAATGCGATCCAGATGCCGGAAAAGGGAGCGAAGCTCTCTGTTTCGTTCGGCTACAAGGAATTCGGCTCGTGGGTCATGGGCGAATTCACGGTCGAGAAAAACAGGATCAGCTTCGGGCAGGACGGCGACAAACTGACCATTTCCGGTCACTCGGCCGACATGCGCGAGGACGTTAAAGAGCAAGGCTCTGAACACTTTGATCAGACGACGATCGGTGATGTGGTCGAGCAGCTCGCCAAGCGCCATGGCTATGACGCAAAGGTCAGTCCCGAACTGGCATCGAAGCAAATCGAGTATATCGCCCGCGTCGGGCAGAGTTCGCTTGATTTCCTGACCCGCCTTGCCGACCGCAACCGGGCGCTTTTTTCGATCAAGGGCAACAAGTTCCTGTTCCTGTCTCGCGGCATCCTGCCGACGATCACGATCGACAAGAGCGAATGCGAGAGCGGCGATTTCGAGGTCGAGCCTCGCACCAAGTTCGGCACCGTCGAGGCCTCCTATTTCGACCGCGCAACCGGCAAGACGGAAACCGTCTCGCATTCCACGGGATTGACCGGGCCGGTGCGTCGGCTGCGCACCGTCTATGCCAACAAGGCCGAGGCGGAAGCTGCAGCCGGATCGGAAGGCGACAAGCTCGGCCGGGCGACCGGCTCGGGCAACCTCATGATGTTCGGCCGACCGGAATTGATGGCCGATACGCCTTTGAACCTCACGGGGTTTCGGCCCGAGGCAAACGGCGCATGGCGCGCTGGAACAGTCACCCAGACCTTCGCGGCCGACAGTTACAAGACCGGCGTCGCGGTCGAAGCGCCGGAAAGCGGCAAGGAGTAAGCGCGATGAATGAGATTTTCTATCTGGCGATTTTCGGTCTGATCTGCGGAGCCATTTTCCTTTTAGGAGGATTGGGCTTTGCCATCTGGTGGATCGTGAACCACGTCCAGATCGTCTGATTGCGAGAATAGTCATCCGGCAAGCCGGGTGGCCGGGGTGCCTCGTGCACCCCAAGCGACGGGCCAAAGTTTGGCGACCTAACCCGTCCGACAGCCACGTTCGATAACTGTCACACCCGTACCCTGCAGGGCGGATTTGCTGTGACTGAGTCGAGAGATATTTGAAATGGTGAATCTGACGCCGGTGGCTCCGGCCACCCCCGCCGCTCCTTATATCGGTGGAAAACGTGTTCTGGCGAAAGCCATCATCGCTCGCATCAACGAGACGCCCCACGAAAGCTATGCGGAGGCGTTCGTGGGCATGGGTGGTGTCTTCCTCCGCCGAAACCTCCAGCCGCGCATGGAGGTCATCAACGACATCAGCGGCGACGTCGCCAACCTCTTCAGGATACTGCAGCGGCATTACCCGCAGTTCATGGAAACGCTGCGGTATCAGGTTACGAGCCGCCGCGAATTCGAGCGCCTTTCTCGTGTCGACCCTTCCACCCTGACCGATCTGGAGCGGGCTGCGCGGTTCCTCTATCTCCAGCGAACAGCATTCGGTGGTAAAGTCGCCGGGCAGAACTTCGGGGTTACGATGCAAGGCGCTCGTTTCAATCTCCTGAAGCTTGCCCCGCAACTGGAGGCTATCCACGAACGGATGGCAGGCGTCGTCATCGAGCAACTTCCTTGGCGGCGCTTCATCGAACGATATGATCGGCCAGAGATGCTGTTTTATCTCGATCCGCCTTACTTCGGGAACGAAACGGATTATGGCTCCGGTGTGTTCAGTCGAGAGGAGTTCGCCGAGATGGCGGATGTTCTCGGGCAGATTAAAGGCCGCTTCATACTGTCTTTAAATGCCGTTAAAGGTGTCTTCGAAACCTTCAGGGATTTTCGAATTGAAGAAGTGGACTGCACCTACTCCATACAGGGAGCCGGAAATAGCAAATCGGTGAAGGAGGTAATTATCTCGAAACCGGATTAGCAGATGTCTGCAGGCGTGGGACAATGTCGGCGCAGGCAGCTTCTTTGGAAGGGTAGTTATCGGCGGTCCCTTTACGAATAGCAGCTCTGGCGTTGTCCATTTCGCCCGGAGCAGACCCGTTCACCACCATCGAGGCCATGGAGAAGATCATCGTCGATATCTCTTTGGCCTCGCAGTTCGCTACCGCCCATTCGACCATTGCAGCTAGATATCGGTTTTTATCTGTGGTCTGGGCCTCGGCAACCGATGGTGCCACGAAGAAGCATGCTACCAAAGACGACGCCATCCAGCCTCTAACACTGATCAC